CATACGGAGATAGCTGGACAGAAGGACAGGGATGTAGATTAGAAGATGAATCTAATTTAAAAGATAGAATGGTTCTAAAGGATTTTAGAAACAAATATTCTTGGCCAATTAAATTAGCTAATAAATTAAATTGTGACCACGAAAACAATGGTTGGAGTGGTAAAGCAAATAACTTAATATTCAATGAAGTTATTAACGATTTAAGAAATGGAAAAATACATAAAGGGGATTTAGTAGTAATTATGTGGAGTTCTTCTCTAAGAGACCATGTACATTTTTTACCAAAGGGAGAATGGATTAGTTGGTCTATAAAAGAGCTTACATTATTACCACATAAATTTTTTGAATCATATAAATTTGGCGATGATAAATACAATTCTTTTTTAGAAGATTATAAACGATTCTGTTTAGAGAATATGTTTAATCAAAATTATTATAATATTATAAATCAAAACTATATTATCTTTTTACAAAAAATGTTAGAGAGTTATGGTATAAAATATTTATTTTGTGATGCTTTTGATATGATGGTGCAGGATTTAAATAAAGAAGATGATATAACTTATATAATAAACAAAAATAACTATTGGGGATTAAGAAAGCAAACGATTAGAGATTACTTAGTAAAAGTATCAGATGAATCGGCTTGGGAATACCCACAACCATTTGAAGAAATACCATCTAAACATCCAAATGAAAAAGGATATAATCTAATAAGTGAAGAACTTTATAATTATATAGTAAAGAATAACATAATTTAATATGGGAGCAGAATTTCAATTATTCGATGGTAAAAACCTATCATCGTTATTTAAAGATATATACGAAAACCAACAAAACAAAAAGAAGAACATTTCAGAAATGATTGAATCGCTTCGTAAGTTAATTAAAAATGTTGGTGAAGCAACTGTACTTGCACCAATCATTAGAGATTTAATAGATACATCGGTTAAGAATGATGACCATTTAATTAAACTCGCAACGATTGCACAAAGATTAGCAGCAGCTGAAGCTAAAGGTATTGGTGAAGATGGTTGGTTAAGTGAGCACGAAAAAACTCAATTACTTACTGAATTAGAAGATACAGTGAATGAGTTGGATAAAAAAAATGAAGAAAAGTTGGTTGATATTCAAATAGAATTGGATGATATTAAATCAAAAATATAATGGCAAGTATTGAATCATATTTAGCAACGGTAAATAAAGTATTTCTTATAGATATGGATTTAAACCCATATGAAACGGGAGAAGAGGCTGATTATGTTTCTGTATATAATAAAAATAAAGATTTTTCAGATAAAGATGCTAGATTATATGGTGCTATAACTTACATATATCCCGAAATGACAACTGAATATTATGCTTATCCATTTGATAAGAATAATTTTACAATGCCAATTAAAGGAGAAACTGTAATAATATTAGAAATAGATAAAAATAATATATTTTGGTTACCATATTCTATAACTCCATATTCCAATTATAGAAGGGATTATGTTACATATACCGATTTAAATCCAACAGATAACTCTAAACCAGAATCCACAAATGAAGGTGGTAAATCACTTAGGGAAACAAAAGATTCAGGTGGACAAACAAACTCTACAAACAAAAAGAATTCTACTGATGATTATAAAGTAAATGAAAAAATTAAATTCTTAAAACCAAAGCAAGGTGATACTATTATAAGTGGTAGAGTTGGCAATACCATTCGTTTTAGTGAATTCTTTTTAACTGAAGATGGTAAAACTTCATCATCTGGTATTTTTATTCGTAATAAACAAAATCCGGAATTGGATTCTAAAAAAATTGGAGAATTGGTTGAGGAAGATATTAATAAAGATGGCACATCTATTTACATTACATCTAACAAAATAAAAGTTCCATTTAAAGAAGAGGTAAAAAAAGAAAAGAAAGGATTTAAGGATTATCCGAATTCAAAAGATTTAAGTGGGGACCAATTATTTATAAATTCAGATAGAATAATACTATCAGCTAAAGCAAAAGAATTTATTGTTTTTGGAAAAGGAAATACGGGAATATTGACCGATGGTAATTTTTCAGTTGATGCTGAAAAGGAAATATACTTACATAATAAAAAAAATATAACAATCCATTCAGAAGGTTCTAATCAAATATTTCTTAATTCTGAAAATGGAAAAGTATATTTGGGTAAAAATAAAGGTGAAGGCGCAGCCGGCGCAGATGTTCAAAAAATGGTATTGGGTGGAGAGTTGGTAAAACTAATGGGAGAATTAATAGATGCTATTACTAAACAACAATACCTAACACCATCTGGACCAACATCGGTTGGGCCAACAAATGTAGCACAATTTAGTAGTATAAAGAGTAAATTGAATACATTATTATCTGCTAAAAACTTTTTAAGTAAATCATAATGTCTTGGTCAACATTCAAATCGACATTATTACCACAAATGCAAAACAACTCTTACGGAAGTATTAGTGATTTTGCAAAAGCATTTACTTTTGCTTATGATGTTGCAATTAAATCGGGAATGGACCCAATAAACAAAGTACCATTATTAAAAGGTAATCCGATTCTTATGCAAGAATCAATTATCAAATTTTTGGAACAAACTCAAAAAGCAAAAGTTTTAACATTTTTAGAAGTAGTTGGACCTGCTGTTATTATTTATTGGATAGGTGGAAAAATGTCACCATTCCCACCACCATTAATTCCGGCAACCGGTTCTATAAAAAATATAGCAACTACAACAGGAATAGTATTAAAGCCAGGAAGTTGGATATCTACTAAAGTTCCACCAAATAATAATCCCGAACAATTTTTAAATTCATTTATCAATTCAGCTAAAATACATTTAACAACTGTATCGGGTATCTATTCAGTATTAGCACAATATCCACCACCATCGCCACCTGCTCCAGGTATTGTTAACTGGTCTGGATATAAAGTTCCTGATTAAATTTAATCTTTTTATATTTATTATTAAACATACACACAATTATTATGGATTCAAAATTATTAGTAGGTCTAATTAAGGAAGTTGTTAAAAGTGAAGTTAAACAACAAGTTAAAGAAGAATTAGCTAAATTAATTAAATCTGGTGCAGTTACATTGAACTCACAAAGAAAAACAACATCTCCATCATTGAGAGAGATGACAGAAGTTGCTCCTACGCCTGTTAGAAAGCAACAACCAATTGTACAACAACAAAGACCTCAAATCAAAAAGGAATTTTCAAAAGACCCTATGATTAATGAGATTTTAAATATGACAACTCCGTTTTCGGCAGAGCAACGTAAGGAAGGTGCTCAAGCGGTTGGAAGTGTATTGGATATGATTAAGCCTGAATTAAGAGTTGATGAGAGTGAGTGGGAAACTATGGATTTTAGAGATGTAAATGTACCAAGCGGTACACCAACTTTTGAATCAACGGGCGATGGATTACAAGATGCTACAATAAAAGCATTGACAAGAAATTACGCAGATTTAGTTAAAAGATTTTAATAATGGCAATAGAGCTTGGTAAAGTTAATGTAACGGACTTAGTTGAAAATGACTATAAAATATTGGGAATTGGTATAAACCAATCTTCTAATAATAATGGTATATTTTCAACAAACTATACGACTTTAACTCAAGCAAAAAATAATTTAATAAACCTAATTCTTACAAAAAAAGGTGAAAGATTAATGCAACCGGATTTTGGATGTGATGTTTGGAAAATTTTATTTGAACCAATTAATGATAATATAGAAGTTTCAATAGAAAATTCTATAATAAAAGCGGTTTCTATTTGGTTGCCTTATTTAAATATAAATGAAATAATATTTGATTATGATGAAAATGATATAGATACTAATAGAATTGCATTAGATATAAAATTCTCATTAGCATCCAACCCAGCATTATCAGAATCAATACAAATAAATGTAGAAAAATAAAATGGCAATAAATCCAATTAAAAAAACATTTGGGACTAAGAGAACATTAAACTATTTGGGAAAGGATTTTGATTCTTTCAAACAAAATTTAATAGATTATACTAAAACGTATTTCCCAAACACATATTCAGATTTTAATGAAGCATCTCCGGGTATGGTATTCATCGAACAAGCAGCTGCTTTGGGTGATGTGTTATCATTCTATCAGGATACTCAATTAAAAGAATCAATGTTAGTACATGCTACAGAACGTAAAAACGTTTTAGCATTGGCACAATCTATGGGATATAAACCAAAGGTAACATCTCCAGCTATAACTACATTAAATGTTTATCAATTAATCCCATCAAAGGGAGCACCTAACTATGAGCCAAATGAATTATACTATCTTAAAATAAAAGATGGTATGGAAATAGAATCATCTACAAATAATTTAATTACGTTTAGAACAACTGATAGTGTTGATTTTTCAAATCCAACTGATAGAGAAATAGATGTATATGAAAGAGATGCAAATGGCGTACCTTTACAATATTTAATAACAAAAAAAGTAAAAGTTATATCGGCTAGAGAAGTATCTACTCAAATTAATTTTGGAGTATATGAAGAATATCCTACAATTACTTTAAGTGATAGTGATATAATTCAAATAACATCTGTAACATCCGATAATGGTACTATTAAATGGTATGAAGTACCATATTTAGCACAAGAAAGTATTTTTGTAGAAACGGCTAATATTGAAACTAATAATGGTGAATTAAGTTTATCATCATC